CCCGCAAGAACTTTGTGGAGATGATTACCGCCTTCAGGAACTTCCACCAACGACACCCGGAAACGTTCTACTTTTTGCAAACAGGCAGGGGCGAGGGCGAGGCGGATGTGGTCAATATCCCCGAACTATGCAGCAACCTGGGATTGGTAGAGGGTGTGGATTACGGATTACCCAATCCTTACCAGACGTATGTTGGCTTCCCGGTCGATTACCTGGCGACGCTGTACAACGCAATGGACGTTCACATGCTCGTCAGCGCGGGTGAGGGTTTTGGGGTGCCGATCATTGAGGCGCAAGCCTGCGGCATTCCGGTGATTGTGGGTGATTGGACCGCCATGAGCGAGTTATGCCTGGCAGGGCGCATGGTAGAAAAGAAGGACGCCGAGCCATTCTACACCGGGCTGGCGGGGTATCAATGGCGACCGCATATCAGCGCAATTGAAGCGATGCTATCCGCTGAGTATAAACATGCGACACCGGCAATCAAAGCAGTTGAACAGGTCAAGGCTGAATATGATGTCGACGTAATCACTGAGACGAAGTGGAAGCCGATCCTGGCTGAGATAGAAGCGGGGTTGAAATGAACGATTCAATCCTAATTCAACAATGCTGGAGCACCAATCAGACGATCTATTCCCCGACCGTGTTTAGTGAGATGCAGCGCCTGACCTACCAGCGCCACGCGGCTTATGCCAGGGCGTTCAAGATGGATTACTGGAATATCCTGGGTGATATTCATGTGGAGATGAAACCCGGCGGGTGGTCAAAGATATGGCTGATGAAATGGGCGCTCGAGATGGGTTACGAATTCATCGCCTGGATAGACAGTGATGCGGCGGTAGTCAACGGCAATATAGATTTACGCACAGTCTTTGAGAAGGGAGGTGATCCAACCTCTGGCTTAATCGGTGCGGTATTGCATGATGCTCCCTGGTTTGAAAAGAATGGCATGGGTCCGCACTACAACGTGGGTGTGCTGTACGTCAAGGCTGGCGATTTGGTCAAAGAATTCATGGATGATTGGATTAGCCGCTTCCCCGGTGAACCTCGCTGGGTGGAACAGGGATCGTTCAATAAGATGGTAGCGGAAGATAAGTACAAACCGCTGTTCGTGGAAGTACCTGCAAAGTGGAATTCTACGGTAAACGTCAACCTGGTCCCCGATGCGGTGGTGATGGGCTGGCATGGGGTCTACCCGGAAGCGAAGCGGTTGGAGATGATGAAAACCACGTTCAAAGATGACTTCCTGAAATTCAGGGTGTGAGGTGATATGACACGTGCAACAATGGAAGATTTGATTATCGAATTGCGGACCATGAGCGAAGCCGGTACGGGTGATTACACCCTGGGCACGATCACATTCTGGACGGATACGCAGCTCCAGGCGGTGTTGGATAAAAAGCAATCGGAAGTCGATTATGAACAAATGAGCATCTTCAGCAAGCGTGTCGGCTCGATCACCGAGTACAAGGAGTATTACAGCGGGCATACCAACTGGGAAGGATCAGCAACCGTCAGGGATACCTACGGATCTGCGTTATCAGGGACGCTGTACACGTTTGACCCGGTACAAGGTGAGGTTGAATTCACCGCCGATCAATACGGTTCTGCCAGGTTTATCAGCGGCTACTTCTACGACCTGAACGGCGCAGCGGGTGAAGTGTGGCACAAGAAGATGGGTAACGCCGCTAAGATGTACGACTTCTCAACCGACAGGCACAGCATGAGCCGTTCACAATTCATGGCTCATTGTAAAGAGATGTATCAATTCTATCAGGGGCAAGCTGGCCCCAATGTAATTCAGGTGTACCGGGAAGATACCCGGCCGCCAATTTACGATACAGGAGATGAATAATGGCAAAGTATAACAATCCTGACGGCGTGGATGAATGCCTGAAATGGTACAAGGCCAACACCACGATAATCAGCGCTTGCGGTTCAATCCCCGCTAGTGCCGCCAATGCGACAGCAGCGGCCTACGCCCTGGGTACGCTGGCATATGCGACCGCAAGTTTTACGATTGCGGCGGGCGATGCGGGTGGAGCACGCAAACTCACAGCGGGCGCGGCGACGATCACCCTGGGGTACAGTGGCACGGTTACGCACATCGCCTTCTGCAACACCGGGACATTGATCCTGGTTGGCACCTGCGCACCTACGGCGGTAACGGCTGCTGGCACGCTGATTGTCAATGCCTTCGATGTGGATGAGATTGGCACGATAACTTAAAGGCGGTCTAAATGACTGCATTCCAGCGCATCAAGTCAGCTAAGCCGCAGGCAAGCGGCAATGCCAACCGCATCACAATCATACTTGCGGATGGTACGACTTACGCTGTCAATCAAACGACGCTGAATAAATACACAACGCCGGAAGAATTGAAGGATGCGCTGGACAAGTGGACGATGGTCAATTTAGGCTACGTGATTGAGGACATCTGGTTTCACATCAACGACGACGGCACCTGGGCGATTGGGACAGGGGTAGATCCTGTGGCATGGCCTGAAGACCAGCCGGAGCCAGCATGAGTACGATGGGTCCGCTGTATCCAACGGTTGTATCCAGCGCCGCATCCTCGCCGTATGACGATCTGGATTGGGTCAATATTGGCAACATCGTAGCGGACGACACCAGCTACGGGTCGTTGGTATCCAGCAACTTCGACGCAGGCACGGTATCTTATTTAGCCTATACCCGCAGTTACGGCGCAAGCATCCCGGCTGGGGGAAGCATCACAGGTATCTACGCCGAACTGGGCAAGTGGCGCTCGGCAGGCACGGCGCGGGATGCCAATGTTCAACTGATGAACGGCGTCGGCACGGTGCTAGGCAACAACGTCGGCTCAACTTCTACCAACTGGGGGGCGGCGATTGCCACGGCAACCTACGGCGGATCCACGAACACCTGGGGGGCGACACTCACGCCAACCATTGTAAACGGGACGGCGTTTGGTATCCAGTTCGCCGGGTCCGCCGTGGGTGCGAATACCGACATATGGGTTGACTTCATCCGCATGACGGTGTACTACACCCTGGGGGAATCCACCCCGACGGTTACGCCAGGAGAGGGTACGCAATCGCAGGCGAGCGACGCGGCTACGCTGAAGGCGATATACAGGATAAACTTCACCGAATCGACGCAGGCGCAGATAAGCGACGCGGCTTTTCTGTCGTATTTATTGAGTGTCGGCGAGGGTAGTCAGACACAGTCCGGGGATAAGGCGACCCTCAAACCGATTTATGTGCTGGTGAGCGGTGATGGAACACAGGCGCAAGCCAGTGATTCGGTAACCCTGGCGGCTATCACCCCGATCACCACAGGAGAGGGTACGCAATCGCAGGCGAGCGACGCGGCAACCGTCAAGCCAATTTATATCCTTACCACGGGCGAAGGCACGCAGGCGCAGGCGGGTGACAAGGCGGAATTGGAATTCCATGAATTCCAGGCTGCCACATTTGACGTTACCCCGTCTGAAGGACATCAAACACAAACGCAGGACGCCAGCACTGTAAAGGCGATTTACACTCTTGTAACGGGCGAGGGGGCGCAATCGCAAACCGGCGATGCGGCAACAGTTAACTTTACTTCAATTGGATCAACCAGCATCACCCCATCAGAGGGAACGCAATCACAATCGCAGGACGCCAGCACCGTCAAGGCGATCTATTTACTGACGACAACGGAGAGCACGCAGTATCAAACCAGTGATGCCGCTGGCGTAACTGCAATCACGAAGTTGACGGCTGGCGAGGGGTCACAGACACAAACCAGCGACGCTGCTACGATAAGTTACAGCCTACCAACTTATTACATAACTCCAGATGAGGGTTCGCAATCTCAGGATAGCGATAAAGCAACAGTCAGCGCAATCTATTTACTGACCACCTACGAATCAACGCAAACCCAATGGGGTGATCCGGCGGTAGCAACCAATGCTACGCCCTACGCCCGCCCGGTGTTTGTTTCCAACACGCTTACGGATTTGGAACTGGTATCGATGCGGGGCGACCTGGTGGATATGCCAGATTTGACAAACCTGGAGTTGACGCAGACCCGCACCGATTTGGAACTTCCGCAACTCTCAATGATTGAATTGAACCAGACCCGCACCGATTTGGAACTTCCGCAACTCTCAATGATTGAATTGAACCAGCTCCGGCTGGATTTGGAGAACGTTATGCTACCCGACATAGGGGTTATTCTGACAGGAACGATTGTGATTGACGGCATGGGCGGTAACGTAACCACCTGGGGCACGACCTACGCTGATGTCCATTGCCGCATGGATTACGTCAAGGGCGTCAAGCCAGTGGCGGGCGGGGTGCTGCAACCCTTCACCGGATTTATGCTAACTGTACCTTATGACACCCCGCTGACAACGAACAACCGCTTCGAATACGAGGGCGAGTACTACAACGTTATCAGCGTGACCAGCGGGAGCTGGCAGATTGACAAGCGCGCCGAACTGGAGAAGGTCTAATGCCACCCGGAAAAACTACCTTTGCTCAAAATATGGCGGCCGCCAACATGGGCGCGGGAGTGCACCTGGATACTACCATGCTGGATAAGATCGTCGCCGGGTTGAATACCAATACTGAGGCGGTCATGGTTGCATTTGCGATAGAGATTGAAGGATTGGCGAAGTCAATTGCACCGTATGAGACGGGTGCATTACAGAACAGCATCCATACTCGTGGCAGGGATGGCACGAATACCAGGTCAGGCTCCAGTTACGGCGCAGGGCACGAGGAAGAAGAAATACCGGACGCGGGCGGCGAAGTAATGGCAGTCGTCGGTACGGGCATGAACTATGCCGCTTATGTGGAGTTGGGAACCTACCGCATGGCAGCACAACCCTATCTTGGGCCGGCGGTAGATGTAAAGGCGGCTAAGTTGAACGATGGAACCATGTGGCGGAGGTTGTTTGAATGAGCGTATTTAACGCAATGGGATCGGCAATATTCGGGAAACTTAGCTCGGGAACGGCGCTGACTACGCTCCTGCCTGGTTCAGCGTCAATCTACCGCATTCAAGCGCCCAATGAAGTGGCATTCCCATTCGTGGTATTCAGCGTCAACTCAGGCGGTCCACGTAATGAGACGCCATCCGATAGACGCGATGAGGTGGTGTGGATACGGGCTTATTCAAAGTTAGGCCCAGGGCAAGCAGGAAGCATTGACGCAGCGATCAGCGGATTGCTGCATAACCAACCCGTGACCGTTACGGGATATACAACCATGCACGTTCAGCGTGAACTTGACGCTGAGTTCGTTGATAACCTACCGAACACCGAACCTGTTTGGATGTGCGGCGGGATGTATCGATTTATGTTAGACGCATAGGAGATTCAAATGCCAGCTTATTATGGTGGATCATGTATTTCGAGATGGATTCAGTCGGCAGCCACAACCATTCTGACCCCGGACTTTCGCTCACTGAAGTATGATCCGGCGGTAGAAATGGTAGACGCTTCAGCCGGTGCTGACACGTTCAAGGTGTTCTTCCCTGGGATCGCCAGCGGCAAGGTATCCGGCCAGTTCGTACAGCAAGCCGGTTCGATTGCCTTCGCCACTTGCATGTACGAGGGCGCAGTTGGAACGGTTGAAATCAACCCCGAAGGCACGGCGGCGGGCAAGCAGAAAATCAGCATCCCGTCAGTTTGTGATGGCGTATCCTGGACAATTCCTTACAACGGTGTGGTAGAGCTGGCCGTGTCATGGACGCAGTCAAGCGCACGCACAGACGGGACGAACTAATGACCAAGTATGAGATTGATCTAAAAGCGGTATCCATTGCGGATTACCGGCGTTTACTCAATTCGGACATGAAGGAAAGAACGGGCGATGATGTGCTGGCGAAGGCGGGCGGTATGACAGAGGAGGCGGTTGGTAAACTGCCTTACATGGAATACCGACGCCTTCTAAAAGCATTCTTCAAGAAGTGCAACGAACCCGATCTTGATCCTGAGGACCCGAACGCCCCAAACTGAGTAAGGCGGTGTATATGCACTTGAAGCATGGCGCAGGCGCACCGCTGGCGTATCTGGAGTGGCAAATGGTATTGAAAACAGGCTGGACGCTGGAATATATCGAGGGTCTAAGTGTGGCGTGTCTACATGAATACCTGGCGATTGAGGACGGTACCAATAAGGCAAGAGGCTAATGTCAACTAAAATAGCATCGTTACATGCGGAAATAACCGGTGACAATACAAAACTAAACGCGGCACTGACCGATAGTAAGACGAAGTTAACGGGATTCAGCGGCAGCGTTGGAAGTAGTATGCAAATGCTGAAATCATTTGCTATCACTGCTATTGCAACCGGCGCGGCGATGAAAGTTATGTACGACGGCTTTAATATGACCGTTGGCGCTGTTGTTGAACTCGCTGCACAGACCCGGAGCATGTCCCGACTATCAGGAGATACCGCCGAGAATACCAGTAAGATGATTGAAGTTACTGGCGACCTGAAGATCGGATATGAGCAGTTATCCGCGTCCATGAAAGCCGCCACACGCCAGGGAATTGATACCAGCGTTACCGGATTGATGAAGTTATCTGATACCTAC